TAGTTCCTCAAGAAAGGCATCCCACTCATTTTTGTTATTCACAAAAGTTTTAAGCGACATTGCCAGTAAACCCTTCTTCACCTGGGACTGGGGCCATACCTGTACCTACCTGACCGCCTCCACCACCAGTAGCATCCATTGCATCTGCACCAGCTACAGCTTGAGGTGCGCTACCCGGAGGTGCTGGTGGTCCCATACCTTCTTGAGGTGGAGGTGCTGGTTGTTGGAAGTTCTTCAGTAACTCAGCTTGAATAGCTGCATCTTGTAATGAGTTAGTAACTTTGTCAGGGTCTAAGTCCATGCTCTTAGCTATCTCTCTAATAATGTAATCCATCTTAGCAAAAGGTGCTAGGGCTGGGTTGTGCACAGTACCTAAGAACTGCATTAGTCGTTGACTACGTACTTCATTAGCCATTAGACTTTCTGTACCACTAGCTTTAACTTCTAAGTCACCTCGAATGTCAGGATCAAAATCAAACTGCATGTTGAAAGCAAAGAACGCTTTACCCATAGGGGCAATAAGATAGTCATCTACATTCTTAACTACAGAACGTATAGACCCGTTAGCAGCAGACATAAGCATAGAAATACCAGAAGCGGTACGACCAACGCCGCTAACGCCTGTTTGACCATGTGCAAAAGAAGGAAAGCCAGTAGACTCATCAGCTAAAACCCTAGCCTTATCAAAGAGTTGCATGTTTTCACCAGCAACGTTGGGGAACTTAGTGCCAAACAAGGCTTGACCAGGTGCGCCCCCCTGTCTGCGTAGGACTTTGCCTGGGTACATAGTTAAGTCTTGGCCTGGGACCAAGTTTGTCTCATCAACTTCAATAATTAGATTACCACTTAGTGAAGCATTGTCAATAGCCATACGCATAAAGCCATTCATAAGTGTTTGTGTATCGTCCATGTTCTCAGCAATGCCTACACCAAAGAATGAGTAGGGGTTGTGCTCATAGGGAACAGAGTAGTAAGGTATACGTGATGGTTTGAATGGGTTAAGCACACAACGAATAACTTCTCCGTTACACACCCAGATATTACAGTTTACTTCGTTTAAGTCTTTCAACTCTTTAGGTATCTTAATACCATTCTCTTCTAGTATACCTGTATCAGCAAAGCCCCAGAACTCAAACACTTCCCAGCGCTCAGAGTTACCAATAGAGCTATCATCGTCTTCCATCTTTTGTTCCCAATGCTTACGCTCATAGTCAGAGCCAGTAGCAACGGCTGCTTCAATAGCATCTTCCATGAAGTAAGGACGATTAGCTAGAGAGCGTAGTTGTGTGCGTGACATCTTGTGACGCTCTACAACATACTCTGCATCATCCATGCTTGACGCTTCAGGGTCAGGGTAGAAGTTCCATATAGATACGTGATCTGTAGAAGGTACAGTCTTAACTATAGGTTCATACTCACCCTCATCATTCCAGTTAGGGTACTCTTTATCTGTAGCAAACGGTCCTTTCATAACACCTGTACCTAGAAGTGCCATCTCAAATGCCATGCTGCGTAGATGCTTAGATGCACCAGACTCATTTAGCTGGTCATGTATTTTCTTTTCCATCTTCTTAGCTGCTACCATAGCAGGATGGAATGTAACGCTTGTAGGTGTAGTACCGTCACCCTCAATAAGTTTATCTGATACTGGACCTAGTTTAGCCTGTAAGCCGCCTAAGCGCTGTTCTAAGGATTGTCTAGTTTCACCAGGTTGTAGTTTAGTGTCTGGGCCAATCAAGTAAGGCTTAGTAGGCTCTTGAGTAAAGGCTTCACGCAAAGGTCCAACACCTGCCTCTGCGTTAGGATCTACATTAATGTGTACAGACTCAGCAACACCATCAGGTAATACAGATGGGTCTATAGAAAGCGGAAACTTATTATTTCCGAATAGTACGTCAATAATCTGTCCATAAGCTGCAAGAGTTTTTGTCTTAGTGACCTTAATAAATACCCTAGACTTTTCACTAGATGTGAATTGCACGTCTGATCCGTAAAGACCACGATAGTTTCTATAAGCACGTAACCACCTTTCCTCATCTCCTAGTCTAGCATCTTCTGCTCGTTTAAATCTTTGATTAACAAATGCAACAATGCCACTACTGGACTCAAGAAGTTTGTCATCTTGGCCCTCTGCGGCAATTACATCATCAGTTTCAAATGAAAGGTCATCTATTTCTGCCATAATTTAATATCCGAATGTTGGGTCTGACGCTTGAAAGCCAGATCTTTGTGTTGCGGGGTTAAAGTCCCATAGTGAGCTTCTTGGTCTAGTCATTATACCATACCGTAAAGCATCGTACAAGTGGTCTTCTGCATTAGTATCAACATCTTCAGGGTTTCTCTTATCTAAAGGTATTGACGGTATCTGCGCTAGTAGGTTGGTGCAGGTAGACATGAATACCAAGCGTGGTTTCTCAGTAAACTCATCTACCTGCAGACGGCGATGTAACTCATTTTTACCAGCTACCCTTGATCCACGAGAACGGTCAGAAGGTCTCCAACGACAACCCTTCATGTTCATTTGTTCTGCTAGTGAAGGGCCAGTATCCCCACGTTTGTGCCACAGGGAAGAGTCCAGTACGCCGTACCTCATTGTACCATCTTCAGCCTCTGCTTCAATAATCATATCCGCTAGATCTGTGGCTGTTACCTTGCTACAATAAAGTTCTCTGTACACGATAAGCTGCTCATCTGGTGCTACAGCTATCCAAACAACACCTGTGTAACTCCCATATCCATAGTCACAAGCTCTGAATCTAGCCCAAGACTTAGGTATGTTGAAGGGGTCTATAACGTGTATAGCTCTGTTAAACTCAGGAAAAGCTGCACCTTCGTTTACATCCCAGTTACCTTCAAGTAGTTGTTTTCTCTGATGTTCAGGTAGTGAGAGTAGCATTGCTTCATACTCACCGCCCTGTGACAAATAAGGGTTATCAAATAGGCTTGCAGGTATAAACCTACGTTTAAATAGAGGCTGGCCCTCTCTGCTGTGTCCTTTAGGAAACGTAATAGTTTCCCCTGTTTCTATACTAGTAGCCCAGAATGGCTCATTACGAGGTCCAGGGTCAATAAACATCTTCTTAACCCAAGAGTGTCCGTTTCCACCTGGGTTTGTTGTCGCTCTCATGTACAAACCTAGCTCATTACTATGTGCAGATCTCAAACGTGACCTCATATAGTCCCATGCGTAGTTCGTATTCCACTGAGTTAGCTCATCAAAGCCTATCCAGTTAAACGCCTGTCCTTGGTAGCGGGTAACATCCATGTCTTTGTCCAAGTAGGACATCCAAAGTCTACCACCTCTAGGGCTAGTCCACTGTGACTTACGTTCTGACCACTTTATACCTGGTATTGCTTTAGGATATAGCTCTTGACTCTTCTGTATTAGCTCTCGTAGCTCTTCTGTAGTGTGTCGTACCAGCAAACCACTAAAATTAGGGCTACCTAAGCCGTGTAGAGGGTCTGCAAGCATGGCGTAGCTCTTTCCACCACCAGCACTTCCTCCATATAGTACTTCTCGCTCACTAGAACTTAGAAAGTCAGTCTGTGGGCCAGCATTAGGCTTAAAAACGACATCTTGTGCCTCTTCTACGTCATACTGTGGAGGTAGTACTGTCGCAGGTACTGTCTTCTTCACTTTCTTCGTAGGTACTATAGGCTCCAATGCGGTTTTTTTCAAGCGTTTCGATTTCCTTGAGGATCTTTTCGAGCCGCTTGGCAAGGAACCGCTTAGCTGTAGTTGCTTTTTTACGTTTGAGGTCAATATCTACTCTTCTTCTTAGTGCTTGCTGCGTAATAGGTCTGCCTGTCTGCTTTTCTAGCCATAGACAAACATCTGCGTAACTATACTGCTTTAAATGACGCTTTGCAAGCTCTAATGCTTCTAATTCGTGTGGTATAGGCTCTAAAAGTCCATCATTATCGTAACAAACGCTGTATCCGTATGGTATGCCCTTGTTAGTATTACCTAATCTTACTACTGTATGCCACTCTTTTTCTTTACCTTTAGGTGGTTTAGGTAGTTCCCAGTATCCTATGTCTTCTGCTATCTTTAATCTCACGTTATTACTACTTATTCATTAGAACCTTCTTTGGGTGGCAAGTAGAATACACCACCACCGTTAGAAGATACATCTAGTTTGTCTACTTTACCTAAGCCAGCACGATCAAGTAGGTCTTTAGCTGCAACCATCTTATCACGAATGCCTAGTTCAGTAGGGTCATACAAAGCACCAGCCATAGACATAGCTGCTTTAGGGGCTACTTGTGCAAAGTAACTGCGTGTAGCTTCCCCTATTTCATCTTTAAGTGATTCTATAATGGTACGGGTAGCAGTAGTGTCATTATAACCTGCTAGTTTCTTAGCTTGTACAGCATCACCTTGAGCTTCCTCAAAGAGAACCTCTAAGAAACGCCTTTGGTTATCTGTTAAGTTACGTGCCATGTTATATACTTCCTTATTCTTATGTTACCACTGGCCTCTAGCTTTACCTATGAGCCAGAAAATAAGCCCTAGTAAAGCACCGCCTACTACAATAACTACTAAGCCTACACTCCAGTTAATGCAGTTATCAATAAATAGCTGCTTTGCGTAGGCTTCTTCTTTTCTTCTCTTGCGTTGCTCTGCCTCAATACGTAAAACTTCTTCCCAAGCACTAGGTCCATACACAAAGCTTATCTCTGATCGTATAGCCTCACGCATTTCATCCATCTTACGCTTCTGGTTCCAGATAAGAATAGCTTCTTCTCCATCAGAACCTTTAAACGTCTTCTGCCACCAAGGTGGATTCTTCTGCCTGTCTTCTATCTGACGGAAGTCAGAACAGGCTTTACCCCAAGTTGCTAAACCCCTACCCATATCCTGCAGGTCTTTCCCTGTAGAAATGGCAGATTTAATCGTCTTAAATGCACCAGTAGCAAGGGCTACGCAACTAATGGGGTCCATGACAGCCTCTTAACTTTTATTATACAGACGAATGAGTAATACGTGTTCTGTACATCTCCTGCATATACTGACGATACTCTTGCTTTTCTCGTTCTTTGCTGCTATAGATAATACTGTTAATTTCTCCACGTGATATTCCAACATCTCTAAGCTCTCTATCAGACATATTGGAAAGCATCCAGTGATCTGCTCTTTGTTGTTGGTTCTTTTGTATTGCTTCTAGTAGTGCTTTTAAGTATTGTTTGATATGTTTCATAGCTTTGTCCTTTTTCTGCTATAGGCAACTCTTTGTTACCAAGGACAGTTATACTTAAAAACATAACTTTTAGTAGTTACAGTTTAGTCATACCCGCTATCTGTTAGGGTTATACCTCTCCCGTACAGATATAGTAGCCTCAATAGTATTAGTAGTCTGAGCATACAAGACAATCTTATCACCAGCGTGTAAGTGCATGTGGCTACTGCCTAGTACATTAAAGGAGCTATTAGATGCTATACTATGATCTTTAAGTAAGTAATGATACGTAGTGTCATCTTGATGATAGAACTGTACAAAGATCTTCTTAGCACCTGAGTTATTGTTATTCAGGAATAGTAGATCAATAGTAGCACTATGCTTTGCAGGGCATGTATACAGAACATCAGCCGCCGCATCAGCAGTAGTGGAAGCTATAGTCTTAGACTCTGTAGCAGTCTTATATGTAGCTAATTCTACCACTAGTCTTTTTTCTTACGTGTAATCTTCTTCTTTACTTTTGTAGTCCATGCTTCATTAACATCAGGAGTACTAGGGTCATCACCTACAAGTTGACCTTTATCATTACGAGCACGTACTACTTCTACTTCATAGTCTTCTGCTTCTGGCTTATCTGCTGCATCTACTATAGTAGTCTCTTCAGTAACTGTAACCATTACTTCACCAGACATAATAGCTTCTACATGCTCATCTGCATACCATACGTCACCATAGGCAGCTTCACCTGCTACTGGGCCACCACTAGCGTCTAGTACTTGTCCACCTGCAATAGTATAACCTGCAGCGTTTAATTCTTTTTCTTTACTGTTAAACATTTATTAAGTCCGTTTCTTTGATGGAGGGTTAGATGCTCCGCACATAAGTCCACCCTTATTCATAAAGCCCATCTTATTACGTACTTTTTTAGGTAGTGATGCTGCACCCTTGTTTGGGGCTTTAGTTAAGCCGCCTTCGTTGAAGCCTTTATATCCACTCTCCATTTGCATACCTTGGCGTTGCATATCTGCAGCTACAGGGTTGTAGTTTCCATTTACCTTAGATGGACCTGTGTTAATTACAGAGCCACCCATGTTATACATACTCTT